TGTATTTATATATAAAATATATACAAATATGGTATGGGAAATATAAGAGGAAAACATGTCAGTCCTGGGGTCTATACAAGATCAACATTTGATGGTCTTAAAAAAGATACTAGAAATAATAGAAAAGGAAATCAATTTAACCCCAATGAAAGCGGAGGATCTTGGCCAAGGCCAGATTATTGGATGTTAGGAGATGAAACACCAATTGTTTTATCTTAAATTATTTAAAAATCCTTGTTTTCTTATTGATTTCAAGGATTTTTTTTGTATATTTAACAAAAATCTAATAAAAATATATGGTATATAAAATAATGTTTTTTCTATTAATTATCTCGATATTAATAGTTATAAAAGAGACGCTATCTTTGTTTTCTAAAATATTTATTAAAGATGATTATATTAGAATAGGTATTGGTAGACAAATAGCATATGCAATTGCAATTTCATATATAATAACAATAATTTTTACAGGATTTAGTTTGACATGACTATTAATGATAGAATAAATAAAATCGGAGAATATTTTAAAAGTCTCAATATAGTTGATGAAGAGACAGTTGTATTGGTTAAATTTCCACCAAAATGGAAAGTTTTTAATAATGATGAACTATTGGAAACATTTGGTGTTGGAACTGGAACTGATAAAAATATAGATGGAATATTTTTTGTTGGAAATACTAACAATGGTATTGAACGAATTTTTGATGCAATTGACGAAGTGATAAGTCAAAACAAAACATTTGAAGAAAAAGCATCTTTACTAGAAGAAAAAGCAAATGAATTAAGTAGTTTATTTCTGACAGAACCGTTGGAAAAACTAAAAACATTAGAATTTGTTTTTAAAAATAAAAAGGCGGTTAAGCGCCAGCAAGAGCCGTCAAAAAATATTGAGATTCACGAAACACCAATTGAAGATGTAAAGGTTAACATTAACAAAGAAAAAGAAAAAGTTTCTAAAAAAACAGCAAAAAATGGTAAAAAAGGTGAAAACGAATCTGATATGATGAGTTTTATGAAAGAATTAACAGAAGGAGGTTTAAAATGAAATGGTTTATATTGATTTGCTATATATTTTTTACATACGGAATTAGTTATATTGTCACTAATAGTTATGGGCCAAAGAATATTTTTTTTCATTTAAGAGAATGGGCTGAAGGTGTCGGCCCTAATTTTGGCATGCTATTTAGATGTATGGTTTGTTTTCCAACAAATGTTGGTATATTTTTTTCGCTATTCAACTGGTTTTTCCTTCCAATAGCAATTAGTCCATTTAATATTATTTTCTCTGATTATCACACATGGTATATTGGTATTATTGCAGCAATAATGGATGGGTGTTTAACTGGAGGAATATGTAAGATAATTTATAACATTGATGATTTTATAGATAAAAGCACGCCAGTGTTTGTTGATGAAGTGGAGGACGCTTATGAAAAAAAATGAAGAAAAGCAACGTATTTCAACAATGATGGAGAGAGAGGTTGGCAAATTAAAAGAAGAAATAGATGTTTCACAAGAAATAATAAAGATAAATCAAAATAAATTTGCCAATCAGATTAAAAATGAAATCGGTCCAAAAATGATGGAACAAATAAAACCGAAAAGTAAAATAAAACATTTTTTTTCTAAACTATTAGCAATCTATGGATAAAATATTAAAATATGATGATTTGTTAAAAATAAGTAATTTACTTATCGAAAACGGTTGTAATTACGATAATATAACAGTGGAAATAGGTATACACACACAAAAAATGATAGATAGAATAAATGACGATTTTTTCTATAGAACTGGGGCAAAAAATGAGGCGAAAGTTAATGATGTAAGTGAAATAAATATTACATTAAACGACGTTAAATTTAGATATATATGTGATGAAAAAAAATAAGTTGATCAATATAGTTTCTAATACTGAATTAATACCTAATATATTTAAATATGATGTAATCCTATTTCCAATGGGAGTGAATAATTCAACTAGTAATGGGTTTGTTTATGAAATTACTTTAAACTTCCAAGAAGTTAAAGAATCAGAAAATAATACTGGTTATGGAGATTTGAGGAAATTAGGAAATATACATGAGACAAAAGTTGGCAAAATTATTTTCGTTGCTTGTTATATACACTCTGGGGGATACAAAAAAAATGTGAATGGTTCATTTTTAAATTATGATGCGCTTGAGAAATGTCTATCAGAGATTAATAACAAATATGCTGATAAAAAAATTGCAACAATAATTCTTGGTGCTAATAAGGAAGATGGCCTTGGCGATAAAGAAAAAATATTGTCTATTTTTAAAAACACTATACATGATTGTAAATTAACTATATATGATTATGAATATATAGATTATCGTCTTAAAATTTTTAGAGAGATAGCGACTATTAGAAAGCAATTAAAAAATAAAGAAATTGATAAAAAAGAATATATAAAATTAAGAAGTGAAATCGAATGGCGTAGGAAAAATGGAATATTTTTAGTTATGCCAAAAAATTATACATATATACCAAGAAATGATAAAAATAAATTAATTTTTAGGGGAAGTAAAAAACAATTTTAGCATAAAAAATGTATATTTGAAATATAACAAATTTAAAAATAATAAAATTAGAATATGGCAACAATTAAATTAAAGTTAACGGAAGATGTCCTTAAATTGGTATCTAACATTAGATTTAAAGAATATCCAGAAATTGCTAAAGGCGATCAAACAGATCTTAAAGAGGATGAACAACAAGGCCACATTGGGTATGAAATTGACCTCTATAGCCTATATGGCGGAGATTTTGTGCTAGAGGATATATCCCATATATTAGGTATATACAATAGACACCTTGTGGACACTGAGGAAGATGCAGATGGCCCTAAGTTCTCAGAAGAAGATACTGAATACATGCTGGGTCTACATGACTTCATTATTGATAATCTACAGAACATTGAAGAGGTATTGCACCAGATGATATTGAAAGGCGGGATTAAGCCTGGTACATATAAGTGTAAAGATTGGCAACATATTTGGGAATATGTAGAAGAGTAATAACTTTGTATCTATTATGGTAATATAGATATGAGTTGTAATTATACTATTTCAGCACCAAGAGAATGGGTTGAAAAGAATTGTCCTGAACTTCTAACAGATGAAGAATATACATATTATGAAATTTTTCAAACCCCAAAGAAAAACCTATTTGGAAAATACGAATACGTAGAAGAAGATGAAGAATGATATGGAAAAATTAATGAAAGTCCCAAAGTACATTGATCTTAATAATAGTAGATATACTGTAAGTTATTTTAATGGCGATCGAGTAAAGTATCTATTTTATAATCAGGGTATATGGCGCGAGAATCATATTCCACAAGAACTAGAGAAGAAAGGGTGGATTCCTGAGGATAATAAAACTTACAAATGTTGGTGGTATTGGACCAATCCTGCCGATCCTGCTGATTCAGGCGAAGATATACTCGTATATATAGAAGAGTTTGAAGACAGAAAAGTTTTAGAGGAGAAAACAAATCTAAAACAAGAAATAAACAACATCATAGATTCTCTTGATTTAGACAACTTGAAAACAACAAAAGAATTACTAAAATATAAATTTGGATAAAATATGACACAGGAAGAATTACAACAAGAAAATGAGAAATTGACCGCACGTCTTAAAAAAGCTGTTGAAGTGTTCAACGAGCAGAAGGCGACTATCACTCGTCAGGCAGAAGAGATTGAGTCTTTGAAACAAAAGGCAGCAGAGGGTGAGAAAAAAGACAATGAGTTTTTTGATCAAGTAAATGAAATTGAAACTCTAAAGGTAGAGTTAACAAAGGTAAAAGATGAACGCGATAAAGCCCTTGAACGAATAGAAAAGGCAGGAGTTGCATACAAGAAACTGCAAGAAGAGCACGATTCTATCGAAAAAGAATCAAAAAAGCAAGAAGATAAACTCAACCGCATCGAAAAGATATTAACGGAGAGCGATAACGCGTAAAATGTTAAAAAATATGTTCAAAATGGTACCAACTAAAAAAAGTGGTATCATTTTGCATTTTTTTCTCTCCAAAATTTGTATGTATCAAAATTTTTCACTACTTTTGCACCAGATTTGAAAATTTAGATAATATGGAACACGAAAATTATGTTAGTTTAGAAACTGCTAAACTGTTAAAACAGACAGGGTTTGATTGGGGATGTCATGGCTTCTATGGGATTGATGTTCGTCATAATGGTGAAAGTATAGATTTTGACGAGGAATGTGAATTAAAAGCAGAAGGCAAAGAGTCTGAAATTGAATATGTTGATGGTGGAAAGGTTTATAGTTTTTATCATTCCAACATAGAAGATGGAGATTATGGTGGATATTCTCGCCCTACTCTTGCTGTTGCTCAAAAATGGTTGAGAGAGGTGAAAGGAATGTATATATATGTTAAACCATGCAACATTTATAATGAACAAATTGAATCGTGGTCATCTCGTCTATTTTATAAAGGTAATGATATTATTGTACAAGGTGGTGCATTCGGTTCATACGAAGAAGCACTTGAAGCAGGAATTAAAGAATGCGTTGAAGAAAAAATGTTTGTTTGTGGCCCAGAATGTTCGGAGGAATAAGAATATGAGAAATGATTACTACATAGGTGGTGGAGATTATTTGGGGGATAACGGCCCAAATGATAAGTTTAACAATGAATATGTACCTCGTCTATTAGAGTTGGGTGTAAAGCCAGAAAATATGGATGAGATTGCGCGTATGTTTACTGATATTTACGATATTGGTTTCTCCAATGGAGAAAACTGTACGTATGGTGATTTACAAGAAAGTGGTTATGACGTTTTTTAATTTAATTACACTTTTTCAAACAAATAATTAACCGTTTGTTACATTTTTTGGGAATGATAAAAGAAATATATTACTTTGGGTCTTTTAACCCATTTCATGACGGCCACAAAATGGTTGCGTTATGTGTTTCAACTCATTTCAATAGTTGTAAAGTTCATATAACGCCAAGTCCTTGTTCTCCATTCAAGAAGAAAAAGGATATGCTACCGATTGAAACACGAATCGAGATCATAAATGCAATGATTGAAAAATATAATGTTCTTGATGTGTCTACCATCGATGCTGAAGTTGGCGGTGATTATTCATATCAAACATTAGAGGTGATAAAAGAACACTATGATGGAAACTCAAAAGAAATTGGCTTCCTTGTTGGTTCCGATACATTGGCTATATTTGACAAGTGGAAAAATTGGAAATGGATAATGGATAATTTCACAGTTATTGTATATCCTCGCATCGGAGACAATATTGAGTATTTACTTCAAAAATTTCCAAAGGCTGTTCTCGGTACCGCATACCATAGTATGGAATTTCCGCCTAAGTTTGGTGATGAAGATAAAAGGGCTAATTTAACAAAAGAACAAGTTGAAAAACTAAAAGAAATAGGAAAATTTGAGAATATACCAGTAGCACACACATCTGTGCAACCATATGTACTATTTGAGTACTCATCAACACAAATACGTGCATTATTGGAGAACTTTGAGGAGAACTATAAGTATCTCAGCCTTATGTATAACGATAAATGCTTAAAGATTTTAGAGAAAATATATAACAAATAAATTTTGGTAAGAATGAACAGTAATTTTACAATTTCAAGTACTAATGTTAAGTACATGGAGGGTACTGAGAACCTTAACAGTTACCTTTCAATTTTAAGAAAATACGATTCGATTAGTGCGGAAGAGGAACAAGACCTTTTCCTTAAATATCAACAAAATGGTGATATGGAGGCTCGTGATAAAATTTTTCTCCATAACCAACGTTTTATTTATTCTAATGCAAAAATATATGCAAGAGATAGTAATGAGGTAATGGATTATGTAAATGAAGGAAATCTTGGCCTTAACGAGGCTATTGATAAATTTGATCCATCTATCGGAAACAAATTTATAACATTTGCTGTGTGGTATATTCGTAGAGAAATGAATTATTATCTCATAAATACGCGTGATATTATTAAAAAAAGTAATGCAATGAAATTATTCAAGAAAACGGATAAAATCATGCAAAAGTATTTTAATGAACACGGTTTTGATCCTACGCTTGATGATGTAAAAGAAATTCTTAAACATGATTATAATATAGATGTTGAAGACTTAAGTGATTTATATGATTTAAAAATTACTTCAATTGAAAACAGTATTGATGATGAATTTACAATAGAAGAAAGCGATGAATTCAATCTTGCAACATCTTCGCAAAATGATTATGAAGATGAAATAGATAAAGAATACTCAAAAGTACTTGCTAATAAATTTTTGGGTATAGTACCAATAAAACAGAGAGAAATAATAAAGAAACTATATGGTATTGGCTATGAACGGCAATATAGCGTTACCGAGGTTGCAAACGAATACAAAATGTCTTCGGAAGATATGAAAAAACTGAAAGATAATATAATTACATATATGCAACAAAATATATCACAACTAAACATTGCTATTTAAAATAAAGAACCGAGGAGTTAACCTCGGTTTTTATTATTCTACGTTTAAATGTTTTTTAATACTTTCAGAAATCATTTTTGTTAATTTGCTTTCGCTAATCTTATCAATGAATGTATTTTTAATATTCCATAGTTTAGTCATTTCGTCTTTATCGAAGTGATATGGCTTCCCATCTGCATCCTCACCTCTAACCTTTTTGCTAAACTCACTGCGCCTAGTGTCTTCGTCCTTTTCTGGCCAAAGTTTTGAAGCAACTGCCGCATTATTTTCCTGATGATCTGTCAACCATGTAATTATTTCTTTTTCAATAGATTTTGACGCATGACTTGTTTGTCTATTGTCTGAACCATTGTGAACTGCTGAGTAACTAGATTTCTCTGGAATGACATCCTCAAACATTCCCTCTTTTAATATTTTATAGATTTTGTTTTCTAATAATTTTTTTTCCCTATCATTCATAATTAACTATATTTTTACAAATATAAATACGTTTTAAATTAAAAAAAAATATTTTTTTTGTATATTTATTTTAACTTTATGGGAATATATGTTTATAATATAACAAAAGAAAATCACGATGGGCCAAATAATTTTATGTGTTTTCGTGGAGTATCAGTATTATCTAATCCATATACCGATATTAAAGATAAGAAAACAAAAGCATTATTTGTAGTCAAAGATCGCGAGGAAGCAATAAAAATGTATAGTTATTACTTCGATAAAATGTATGGTAGTAATGTACCATTCACACAAGAAGTTGATAGAATATACGAGAAATATAAAAATGGTGAAGAGGTCTACCTTGGTTGCTATTGCGCGCCGAAACATTGCCATTGTGATGTAATTAAAGAGAAATTACAAAAGAGATTAATAAAGGAAAAAATAAAAAAACTTAAAAAAAATGAGTGAAGAGATAAAAAAACAACCAGAATTGACCGATGGGTTTTTGATTCAAAGATATAACGAAATCTATAAAGACGATATGATTTGGTTTATATTAGGCTCATTGATTTCGTCAGAAAATTTTTGGGAAGTGGGAACATGGACCTCTGAAGAAAAATTTAATGAATTATGTCAGAAATATGAGTATAATATATCTAAACTTGAGAAAATTGCAAAAATAATAACTTCTTGTAGTGATATTCCTGTTTCTGATCAAAAGAAAATTAAGAAATATGCAAAGGGTGGTGTAAAGTTGCTTAAAAAGGAATATGATGAGGTTAAAGAAAATTATACAGAATTACACAAATGAATATACTGAAACAAAAACAATATTGGATAGAGCATTATCATGATCAAAAATACGAGGTAATACGACAAAACATATTGCAATCATTTAAAGACCTTATATTTGATGAGGCTCCACATAAATATTACCTTAATGGCCGTGAGTTGGATTGTGTATCTAACATTACACACTTATTCAAACCTCATTTTGACACAGATTCAATGGCTCAAGCAACATATGAGCGAAACTATAATAACGAGAACTCTAAATACTATCAAATGACGGTAGAACAAATAAAAGAGTCTTGGTTAAAAACTAGTAGTGACGCTTGTGAACTTGGTAGTGCAAGACATAACTTCGGAGAATCTGTGTTCTGGTGGATGGTCGGTGAATATGATAAGATTGTACCAGAATTTATTGATAGATTTACGGTTAATGAAGAAGGAGACAGAATTTGTACTCCACAATTCCCAAAAGAAGAGGCTATAGTTAAGTTCTGGAACGACTTGCCAGTTTGTTATATACCAATTCTTGCTGAAAATAAGGTATTCAATGTAAATAATAATTATGCATATAGCGGGACCTTTGATATACTATTTTATTACGACGCACCATTGAATGGTAAACCAGAAAAACAAAGCGGTGCACAAGTGTTCGACTATAAAACAAATAGGGATTTGTATAAAAATTTCAAAGAACAAAAACTATTAGAACCGTTTGATGAATTACTTGATATGCCGTTATCAATTTACAAATTACAACTGGCCGCATATCAACTTTGTCTTGAAAAAATAGGTATTCATATTATTAATAGATGCCTTATATGGCTAAGACCAAATGGTGAATATGAAAAAGTTAGGTTAGAAGATTTATCAAAACAATTAGATAAAGCATTAATAGAAAAATTCAAAAAATAATATGAGTAGTATTGCTGATTTACATAAGAGAATGATTATGTCCAAAATTGAAGAGGACATTCGAAAATATGGTGTAGATATGAATACACATGAGGAAAAACCAATGTTTCCAGAAAAACAAATATCTGATACGCTTGAATATCTTAGAGGAAAAGATTGTATAAAGGATATTGATGTTACATGTGAGAACGGAAACATAACGAATGGTGGCATTTTAAATGTAACGCTAGATATTGCATTAAAACCAGACACAATAATACAAGATATTAACATTAAATAATATAAACGTTTATAAAAAAAAATAAAATTATGAGTAAAAAAGTAAGACGCTATCACGCGACACGAGAGGTGTACGATAGCACATTAAAACAAAAACACACAATTCTCGTTTATGGAGAATTGGCTCAGTCAAACGAGGAAAAGGGTTTCATTTTAGCCCCAATTACCTTCAAGAAAAGAGATAAAAATAATATTACATCTCTTGATGATAAATATGTTGTATTAAACAGACAGAATGATCTTCGTCCAACACGTACATTCAATTTTGGATGGGCAATCTGCAGTTCAGACGATGAGTTTGATATGCAAAAAGGAGTTCATTTGGCTAAAAAGCGTTTCTCAGACTCACCAATGACAACTACTGATGTTAGATTCTTCTCTGACGATATGATTGCTGCTATTCTTAAGAATGAACTTAATTTCATTGAACAACATCTGGAAGAGAAATATTTACCAGATTTTTCAAATGCAATTGGAAGTGCAGAAAATGAAGAAACAACTTTCGAAATCGAAGTAGATGAGGACAATCAAAAAAACGGTTGTGATGGCGAATGCAAATCATGTGCCGATGAGGATTGTGAGGAAAGGAAAGTAAAAGAGACTGAGGAATTACCAAAAATTAAACTTGAAACTAAATCTGATAATTTTGTTAGAAATGGTGATTTCATTATTTTCAAAGATGATATTGGGAGATACGGAATTGTTAAATCAATAAAAGATAATATAATTAATTTGTATTGGGAGTTTACACAATACAGCGTCGGTCATTACGCATTTGAGACTAATGTATCGTATAAATTGGATGATCTTCATGTGTTAAGTATCACAAAAAAAGAAGATTTAGAGTACAGTGAAATTTACGAAAATGTAAGCCAACACATAAAAGATGTATTTGGGTATCGTTGGAATCTAAAAAATATGAAATTAGAATATTTATATGATTTATTAATGTAATAATTTAAATAAAAAAATAGAGAGCGTCCAACTCTCTATTTTTTTTTAACTTAGTCATTTATAATTTGACCATTTAGGTCGTATATTTTGCCATCATATTGCCCTCCCCAAATATCTGAATAAAGTGATGTACTTGCATTATATGCTTTTAGAGGCCTACATCCACCAGATTCACCTTCACCTAAAAATAAATAACCAAGCATATGTGCACTAACAGTCAATGCCATTTTACATTCCTTATAATTAAAACCTTCTACTACTCTGAATCCATAATCTCCAGCTGCGCTACCATAATTTGATGTATAATCAAATCGAACAACTGAATTTGGTGGGTATATTGATGCAGGAAATGATATGTATATCCATTTTTCATTTGGGTCTCCTTTCAGTAATAACGAACCGTAACAATATTTTGGTGTATATAGGTAGTAACTTTCTTCCTCAACAGTTATAACAGTAACAGTCCAAAAGGAAGTACTTCCTGTTATTCTTTCAGCTCCATCATACAAACCAGCCCATCTTTCTGCTACCCCATTATATCCATCTATTGTTAATCCAGAGACAGTTAATGTCCCACCAGAAGTATAAATATATCCAGTTTTTGTTGTTCCATATCCGCCAGTATCACTTCTTGATCCAACTAAATATAATTTACCGTTATCAGGAACTGTTCCAGCTGTATCTTTTGTGTCATTTGCATTAATAACTATGTCATCATCATCATTTGGACTAAGTGTAACACCAGATCCGTTAACCAAAGATAGTAGGCCACTACCAGCCACATCGCCAAGTAAAACATCCCCATTTACCTTCACTGGTCTCCATGTATTTTCTGTTGTACCACCAGAACCACCTCCTCCAGTATTTGTTATTATGACATCAATTACAGTACCTGAATCAGGATTTGTATCATAAGTCATTGATATACCAGGGCCTTCAACTAAATTTAATTTTTTTATTGAAGATCCACCTATTACCTCATTGCCATTAACCAATATTGTTCTGCGTGTCATTGTTGAGTTTATCTCTATGGTCCCTTCTTCTATGCCTTGGTCATCTATGTTAGTATGTAATTCAATACCTCTACCTGACACTAATTTAAATGGTGTTGTGTCACCAGTACTTAATAATAAGTTTTCGTCACAATATATTTCCCTATTTTTACTATTTATTGTAACTGCTCTATTACTAGAAGTTGTTATATCAATATTTGTACCAGCTGATAATGTTGTTGTACTGCCATTGGCCATTAAATACTCATAAGATTGGCCACCTTTTTTAACAAAATAATTACTAATTGTACCTTCTTTTGTTATTACATTATCTATTACATTTGCAGATTGTTCATTAGTATTAGATTTATAAACGTTTATATAACCAGGCCCTTCTATATTATTCAGATAAAAAATACGTTCGCCATCAGGGATTACATTAATTTGTATTTCGAGTGAATTATCAATTTGATTCTTATATATTCTAAAAGAATTTATATTATATGCACTTCTTTTTCCATTTAGTATTCCAATTACTGCTTGTGGGCCCGAACTTACATTTGTTTCGACATAATATGATTCCAAAAATCCTCTAGTAGCAATACCAAATCTAACAGAAAACCCTTTACTATACGCTTCTGTTGTTGCATAATCTATTTTATAGATGGTCCACCAACCAGAACTTGTTGTTTTAATTTCAACTATATCATCTATTATTTCTTTGATTGTAAGACTATTAGTTGTTATGGCAGTCGCTGTAATAGTATTGGCAGTAATATTATTAGCAACTAAATTTCCGTCTCCATCAATTCCACTTCCTCTTGGCACTCCGAACCCAAAATTAAAAACAGGGTTTTCTGTCGTACCTCCAGTTGTAACGATTGCTGTTGCCTGAGAGGTAGAACTCAATGTTGTTGCACTTGCTGTTGCACTTACATTTGGCGTAATTCCATTAGTTCCATCAGCACCTCTTGGCACACCAAACCCAAAATTAAAAACTGGTTCAGCAATTGTACCTCCAGTTGTTACTATAACACTGGCTAATGAACCAGGATTAAGTGTTGTAGCGCTAGCTGTTGCACTTAAATTTGGTGTAATTCCATCATCACCTCTTGGTATTACAAATGAAAACTCATATTCCAATGGGTCTCCATTGGTTAGGTTACTATTAATTGTTTCTATTGATACATCTGCTTCATCTGGTTCTCCAATTGTAACACCAGATACTTTAAATATAAGGTCTGTTGCAGCACATTTTAATGAACTTGCTGATGCTGCACACTCATCACTTTCCATATTATAATAATATATAACATCTAGTAATGTTAAATCTGGATATTCTGTAAGTATAAAGTCTCTAAATCTATTAAACGCAATTGTATATTGTTGTTTTGTCATTCTTGAAACAACGCCTGCTATTGCAGATTCATCTACTATACTTTCGGTTACAATACTTCCGTCATCATATTTTCTTTCTAACGTTGATATGTTATAAATGAATGGGCCTTTATCATTAGTCTCATTTGTAATATACGCATAAATATTATTTTCAATTCTCCATTTATATGCTGCTTTCATAATTAATTATTATTTTGATATTCCTGTTATTTCTGGTAAGTTAAAGCATACGAAATTAACGTCTGCACTGTTTATTATTGTTTCAAATATTGTTGTTGATGGCACGAGTTGTTTTATATATGGTGATATTACAGCGTCAAAATACTCTCTAAAGCCTTTTTCTAATATATATTTGTCATTGAACTTTAAAACTAGTTTCTTTAGATTTATTATTGAGTTTGCTGATGCTTCATCTACGTTATTTTCTTCTTGTGTTTCTAGATTAAATGGTTCTAATTCACTCTTGAAACTAACTTCACCATTGATATATGCGTCTTTACCAACAGACGGCCTTTCTTCTATTTCATTTTCTTCAAATCCAACTGGGATTTCATATGTCTCATATTCTGGATTATCTCTGTTGTAGACTTCTCTAACTACTTCTCTTAATTGGTATATATTCTTTTTTGAAGTATCACTAAAATACCACACTTTGACGTTATCTACAACTTGTGGTTGAACATCAAATCCACAACTAGTTATACCTGTTACTAGTTCTCCAGTGTTACAATCATATGCTTCTTCAATGAAATTATCATTATCAATTGAGCCTTTAAATATTTGTCTAAAATAATCTATATAAGTTTCTCCATCATCATATTTTCCATAACCGATATGTGGGTTATTTCCACTATTTAATTCAACTATTGATTCTAAATAAATAACCTTATATGCTTCGATAGATGGGTTTCTTTCACAATCATCACACTTAAGTGTTTCTTTTGTTATATTTTTCCATCCATTTTCTCCATACACATCATAATTATTACTATTTGCTATTGTAAAATAATTTGTTGCTTCATCAATACTCTCCTCTGGATAATATTCATTAAAGTTTGTTATATCATTAACATAAAAAATATCACCATCATTTACATCTTCAATTTCTAAATTTTTTAAGTCGCCTAATGTGTTGACTATTTTAAGATATTTTTTAGTTTCGTCATATATAGTAAAACCACTGAAACTTTTAATAGTTTTTATATTTGGATATAGTTCTTTATTTGGTTCAATATTTTTAAGTAACATTTTTCCCCAACCACCAAACATTTGGAAATATGGATTCCCGTCAAGATTATCTTTTTTATCAAACCATGGTATTATATATTTCTTTCGTGTTTGAACACCATCTTCATTCAGTGATACTGAAACAATTCTTATTGGTAGACCATGTAGTAAATTTCCGTCTTCACTTGCAAAATTTTTTCTATAATAGTTATATGTTTCAACTGGTAACTCTTCATCCTCCAAAACTAAGTCATTTTGGGTATTGTTTATTGTTGTTACATATTCATTTAAAGAATAATCATATAATTTTATTCTATCTTCTTCTTCCAATTCATCCCAACTTAATGTTCTTCTACCTCTTTTCTTTTTTATATTATTTGGTAATGAATTATAATATTTTTTAGCCCAATCATATGAGCACATTCCAAACAGTGATAATAACATTTCTATTCCTTCAATAGTCCCTTTTCTTGAAAAGATTGCTTTGCTGTTAAGTTTAAGGTTTCTAAAAAAATGTAAGTTTGCATCATCTACTGTATATTTTTTATTGGTTCCACTATGTAATTTGTTTGTTATAGTATCTTTTTTTAATGTTTCTACCACACTTTTCACTTCCCATCCAGACAATTGAAGTGTATCACTTAGAAAATAATCTGGTGTATTATTATTTTCGTCATATGTTACAGTATTAACTGTTTTTACATTATCGATACTACGTTTTATATCATCAAAAAATCTTCCAAATATATTTAATATATCATGTATCTTTGTTGTGCCTATTTTATAGTCTTCGTTATCTTCGTCCTTTGATGGGTTAGTATGAGTTCTATCCATATTTTTTATAGAGTCATGGGTCATATTTCTCCACAAATTATTAACACGATACATGTCATACCATTCAGACACATTTAATAGACTAGTATAATACCTATCAAATGCGCCAGATGTGGTATCTAAATTATATTTATAGTTAGTTGGCCAAGAATATTTAATGTTGCTTATTATAAAGCCTCTATCTGTTTCTTTTGGTGTATCTATATAAATTGAGTATATAGGGTTAGTTTCTCTATTTAATAAAAAACGTTCAAAATCATCTATGTTTGCAAAGAAATTATTTATTGCGCCTTCGCTTGGCCTAATTCTATATGAAGCATATTTTTTATCAGTTAATAGAATATTTTCACCATTTTTATAATAGGATTTTATTATAATTTCGCTTCTTTGCCCTGTGTTTAATGTTATAACACCTGTTATATCACCATCTTTAAAACATTTTTTGTCACGTAAATTAACATCCCATGTTTCAACACAGTTTTCAACGTCATTTTTATTTATTATACGATATTTTGTTGCACTTTCGGAAAAATACCTTAATGCATTATATGTTGAACTATTTTTTATGGATAACGGAACAGATGCTGACATTATATCAATATTAAATGGATTTTCAATAACAACCATATCGTCACCACCCAATGTCTCTGTTTCCCCTAAGTCATTAAAATATCTATATCCTTCATCCGTAACATATAATTCAGCAGGAAAGAATAAGATAATATGGTCAATTGATGCCCTGACCATTTCCTTACAACTACCATAATAAACAAAGTCTAGAAAATTATTCTTATTTGGTTTAATTTCTATTTTTGTTTCGCTTGTTATTTGGTTATTACCGTCTGGTATATTATCAAGAGAAAAATAGTCACATGTTACACCAGATTCATCAATACAATTTTCATTTTTTAGCCAATCACCATATTTATGTTTTCTTTTTAAATTCTTATCTTGATTAAAAACAATTTTGAAGTTTCCTTCACCATATGGTATAACACCACTATCAAATCCACCTAGATTTGTTGTGGTCATATAGTCTCTTTCGTAGATTGTTTCTCCAGAAAGTATCTTATGTTTCCTTTTTACTGTATAGTTACTATGTGTTACTATGTATCTATTTTCTGCCATATTCTAATTATGTATTATTGATAATTTCATCCATTTTATCTAATTCACTTGTATAAACATCATCGCTATGATTAAGTTTATAGTCAGCATTGAGATTTGTTGCCTTATTAACAATATGTCCATAACTTGCTTGATGGTAGATTTCACCATCCTTATTAAATGTAGTAATAAGACCAGCATCAAGGTTCCTTATCTGATCACCTTCTAACATTGTAGAGATTGTTTCTGCATCGTGCTCAACTAACTCTATTTCCATCATTGTTGGGTTAAATTTAGTATTTACTAATTTAACATTTTGACCATTCTCGCCGATATACGGTGTACTATTGCTTTTAAATGACATTGATGTACTAGGTGTTACTGTACAAAATATCATATCACTTGAATCGTTAAATGCATAACGAATTGTATTTTGTGTAGAATCATTTAAATTTTGGGCAACTGGTTCGCATCTATTATTTGAGGTAATTAATCTATATTCGCCAGTTCTATTATTATTTTCATCCAAAAATTCTATTCGATAACCAACCAACGCCCCATTATTTAATATTGTACTGTCATCCGTGGATATATTTGACATATTAAATATTATTCCTCTTATATTTGGATATGCAGCCAAATAACTAACATCCAATATTGTTGCATCAATTTCTTTTGGCCTAATATATATTGTATATATACCAGGTTCGCCGAATTTATCTAGTGGCAATTTTAGATTATAAACGCCAGGTAATACACCTAAACTAACTCCGTTATTTGACGCGTCAACAGTTGATAATATATCACTATTGAGTTTTACAAATGATGAAAAATTACTATCATCAGTATTTCTATTAGGTCTATAACTATAGAATATATCAACATCAGCACTTGTTATAAATGCTGGCCTCTTTGTTCCATATGTTCCATTATTTGCCATGTTAATCTATTTTATAATAAATACTTTTTTAACATTATTTTACTTTAAATATTTCCCATTTTTATAATTTTCCAAATCTTGTAAAGTACATATTTCACCAAACATGTTATGTTTTTGGAACGATTCCGCAATTCCACGTTCAATTTTTACATCTATAACCTTAGACGCATCTTGAATGTTCATTAGTGCCTCATCCTTAAATGAATTTGTTTTTAAAAAATAATCTTTACTTGTTTCTTCTTTGTTAACGGTTATATTTGCATAATTCACATCCCTCATTGAAGATATTAAATCTATATTATTATAATCATAATATAATTCTTTATTGGACTCTATTTGTATATATGGTAGGTCACAAGAAATAATGTTTTCCCCGTCTTCAATTAAAAATGTTTCTATTTTTTTTGTTATTGGTCTTATCTCAACATATTTAACACCAGTTTTAATATCTATATGCCATTTTTCATTGTCATCATTATATATCATTGTAGAACCTATATAATAGGTTATTCTTACCATATCACAATCTGTTAGTTTGGTTTTTTGTGAAGTGTCACTATTAGAAACCGAAACCTCACCTTCGTATAAACTTATTAAAAGTGTTTTATTTAAATTATATAAAACAGTGTAAGTTTTAATGTCCTCTTCTGTGGTAGAATTATAAAATGTAATACTATATAAACAATCACAAACCACTTTATCAGTATCTGTATTATATTTTGTATTTGTAAATCCAAGCATGTAAAACATTTCAGTTGTACCACTATCCAATGTTCGTATTCCAGAATCTTCTATGTAATGTAAAATAAATGGAAGCGTATTTCCGTTTACGTCCATATCACTTTTTTTGCGTGTTACATTTTTTAATAGTGATTCTGTTACTCCGTGTACATTACTATATTCATAATTATCCCCACTCACGTTATCTGAAATATTTAACTTCCAATGTTTTAAATTTCCTTTTTCATCCACAATTATTTTTCCATTGTCGTTTATTTCATCAAAGAAGGTTAGTTTTGTTTTTGTTTCATCATAAAATCCAGAATAATATTCACTAAAAGAAGTTTCCCCACTAACAAGAATATATGTTTTTATATTGTTTTCGGAACCATCCAAAGAATAATATACAATATCACCAATATGATAACGCTTTCCTGGAATCCATTCTTCAGCATAAGCGCTCAACAAACCACAATCTATTAAATCCTGTTCTAAATATATAGTGAAATTCAAATACGGTATTGATTCTCCATTGCCATATATTGAATAATTAGATTTATTTATTAAACTTTTAGCAAATTCATATACCTTCTTCGCATTATCATAACTACCAAAGCGTTGTATTAACTCATCATATAAATCAGTAACACAGACAATATCGCCAAGGTTTCTTTCTTCCTTGTCGAAACTATTTCCTATATTATCATTTGTTATCTCTGGTAATATAAAAGGATTTTTATTTATATCTTCACCCATACTATGTATCTAATGTTATAATTAAGTCTGATGGCATGTAATTATATCTATATAAACGGACCAGTAACTAGCATTTTTATAATCTTCAACACTTTCACATGGCACATAAATATTAGTTAAGTTACAATTTACAAATATATTACCAGTTAATATTGGAGGAACAAGCCTATCGCAGTTTACAATTCTTAAACTTTGTGAATCACTAAATGCTTGATTCTCAATTTCCTCAATATTATAAGGTAAATATAATTCGGTTAAACTATTACAACCCTTAAAAGATGCCAAACCTATATGTTTAATTCCATTTCCAAAATTAACTCTAGTTAAACTTGTACAGTTTAAAAACGCATATTTACCAATACTTATTACATTATCTGGAATTTCTAACTCTTCCAATAAATAGCATTCTTGGAATGCAGAACCATCTATTCTTGTTACATTTTTACCAATTTCGACAGACGTCAAACTATTTCTATATTGCGAAATTCCTTGATAAGTTAACACATCATCATATATAACAACTGTCGTATTATTACTCAAATGCAATATTGTTCCAAAGCATTGTATATCAAATCCACCCCACTCACTATTTGATGCATATAGATCAGTAGATTGACATGGTACATATAATTTTGCTGTTCTAGGCGTATTTTCGAAAGTTCTACTTGCCGTGCTAGGAACCGTAATGGAATTACATTTTATCTCTTTTAAACTTATACAATTAGCAAACGCTTTTGAATTTATTGTATTACAATTATTACCTATTGTAATTTTTTCCAATGTTGAACAATCTGAAAATGCTTTTTGAACAATTGTTTGAATGTTATTTGGAATAACAACATTCTTCAAATATCTAGAATATTGAAATGCTTCAATATTTATCATTGAAACGGTTTCTGGTATTATATATTCTTTATCCGTCTTAGCGATTGGATATGACAGTAAAGTTGTTTTATTATACGTAAATAATACTCCGTCTATTGAAGATAGGAATGTATTTCTTTCATCAACATTAATTTCTCTAAGTACACTTCCTTCATAAGAAAATAAACTATGTGATTCACTACCAGAAATTAACGAACGTATTGATTTTGGTATTGTGATACTATATAGATATGTATAGGTGTCAGAAAAATTAGATCGTGAAAGGCTTGTTAATTCACCACTATAAACCAACACACCATCACCAGTATATGGGACCCAACTACATTGTTCTTGTATAATACCTTTCCCATCAACAGTGTTTAAATTATTAGAATATCTTAAATCTCTACTAGCATTATAAATTATAATTCTTTCTGATGGTATATCAACCCATTTTGCATACAATACTATATTCTCATTCAATGAGTTTCCAAATACAAATTCATTTTCAAATACACCATTATCAGTGTACCACCCAATAAACGTTTTTCCAGGACTTATTGGCGTTGATATGCTTTCTGTTGGTTCTGGATATCTAAAACTTAAAACTGTTTGTGCTTCTCCTTCTATATTTGTGTTAAATGTTAATGTATAAATATTACCTATATATTTACCATATAAAATAGTATCTTCTATAACTTTGTCTGAATTTTGAACTATTGTTCCTTGTATGTTTCTATAAAATATCCATTCTTCAGTACATGCAGAATCTTTATACCATATATTATTACCATTATCACAGAACGTTTGGAAGTATATTTTTTCTGGAACATTTTCGCAATTTGGCCTATCAATTGCTTTATTATGTAATACTTCAGTTTCTAATGATGGTATTGGCAGATTAATATCTTCTGGATAATATGTTGGGTCGTCTTGAACATAGAACTTAACAATATGCTTCCTGAATTCATATATTATCCATAATGTTGTGTTATTAGTTATAATTTTATTATTTCTATCTAAAAAATACTCATTATTTTCAGAGTCCCTAAAGCAATAGAACTTATAGATATTTTCATCTCTGGCATATCCTTCCTCCTGGATTCTCTGCATAATCTCTCCAGCGAATTCTTCATCTATCACTTTTCCATAAGGTATATCTTTATAATCTAAATAATAATCATTATTTAAATATAATCTTAATGTGTATGTGGTAATTCCACTAGATACTACATAATAAGATGCTGAAAAAGTTGTATTATTTTCAGTTATTATCATTTCTTCTGGTCTTATACAGGAGTTTTCATCTTCTACATAGCAAAAATTGCCATCAAAACGTATTAATGATAGTATTTCTGGATTTGTATCAAAATCTAGTCTGGCTTCTAAATCTGGAACATATACATCTGGTGTAACTCCAGTCGACCCATATTTTACTGTTGTCCTAGTTAAAATATTACCATTATAATCAATAAATATAATTGTTAAATCAACAAGATTATATATTGCGTAAACATTAACATTCCTAGTAATAACCCTAGTATCACCACTCCAACTATTAAATGTATAATTATCAACATCTGGCGCTTCAGGATAATTTGATTGTAATATCTGAGAACCATAGTCAACAGTTATAGAACTTATTATGCTGTTGTCAATACTATTAATGAAATTAACGACGCAAATTCTTTCGTCACTGAATACAGCTGTAATATTAGTGTCTTGTGTTATACCAGTTGTTGTTTTATTCCACCCTAAAAACTCATAGCCAGGTTTTTCCTCTAATGCATATATTATTTCGTTTAATGATTCATCTGGCACATCCTCTCCATAACCAACGATCACTGGATTTTCAAATGTTTCAGTAGAACCAGTAATTAAGGTTTTATCCCAGTTTAAGAAGTAAACATTAAATTCCTTTTTCCATTTTCCATATAATACAGTATTACTTGTTATTGTTTCTGAAAAATCCCATTCCTCAAGGATTCCTACATTATCATAGTACCACCCGTCGAATATACCATAAACATACGGATCATATTCTTCAATTTTTGGTGGTTCTATTTTTTGTATAGTTCTATTATATGGAGTATTGGCACTATAAAATAGAAGATAGCCAGTTTCATCTTCGTTTGGTAATAAAAATCTCGTTAATAAATTTGTTCCTATATATTGAGCATGTATTGTAGTATCCCTTGTTATGCCAGTATATGACCTATCCCAAGATTCAAAAATATAGTGTTCTCTAGTTGGCTCTATCGTAGGTGGTATTGCATCATCTAAATAGGGTACAATTTGCGGGTTTTCAGTAAAACCTGAACTAGTTTCTATAAGTGAATTATCCCAATCTAAGAATGCCACACTATACTCTTTTTTAATTAATTTTGGATATGCGTCAATATCGTGAGTAATATATGTAAATTCAGAATTATTTATAATATTTCCATTCTCGTCAATCCATTTATCCAGTGAAACAAAATTCGTATATATTGGATGGTTTTGATAATATTGAGAACTTTCTCCATATTTAAATGTCTCAGTTTTGACTAATTTATATTTTGTACTATCTAGTGTACCACCACTCATTATAGGTTGTTCTTCGATATTATCTATAACATCAATAGGATTTATAATATCAAAGAATCTAATAACATAAATTTCTGGTATGTAGACCGCACTATATGTCGCATTTTCAACTGCAGGAACTATATTTGGTATCCATTTATCAAAAGAATATCCATCTTTTTCTGGTTCTGCTATCATGTCAGACGGATCCTCATAGCCATAGTCAACGGTTATAGTTATTGGTTCTTGTCCATTATTTAAAACAAATGTTACATCAATTTGTTCAATATTATATTTAGCATATACATTAGTGTTTCCAGTTATTTCAGTATCTTCAAAATCAAATTCTACTTCGCCTTCTGGTTCTGTATACCACCCTTCAAATACATAACCATTTTTTTCTGGTATAAATTTACTAACTTTACTGTTTTTTGGAACTGCTATAGTTGATACTATTTTGTTATCACTAAAAGAATTGAAAGTAAATGTTTCATTAAAAATTTTATTTGTATCATTATAATGAATCCATTTTTTTTCACCATTTCTTAAGCATAACTTATCATATGAGCAACTTGGTATAAATTTATTTAGTAGCCAATAGTATTGTCTCATAAGGTTTTTATAACGAAGTATATAACCATTATTACTTTCTATAAACGGAATATATTCTTTTAATACATTATCTACCCCATCAGTGACAATTCTATCATTAACATACCTTTTATTATCATCTAGATATGTTAAGCCATCTATTTTTAAACGGTTTTTAGCCGTTTCTAATGAATTATTTTTTGTTATATTATCCATTTTACTAATTTAAAAAAACGGGCTTGTGAGGACTCTCCATCACTTTTGGCTATTATGATTGTTCCCTTTGTTACCTGCGCTTGACCATATCACACGTTAACTAGTCATTCTTTCAATAAAGTCTAAAGAGGTTATTGAAAAACACCCGTATGCGGCTTACGCCGCTCTTACGATATCTCTCACCGCCCGTTATATATAAATATAAATAATATGAGGTTTATGTAAATAAAAAACCAAAAAAACCATCGAGATGATGGTTTTTTATTGTTTAATATAAGTAATATTGCCAATCTTTAAAGTTGTATACGTCACCACTTGAGTTATCAAGATATTTTCTATATGATGAATCTAAAAAATGTGATGTTATTTTACCCCTATCTTCCCCATTAACCATTGTTAAACTTACATATTTTTCTCTTGTTGCATCATAAAATTCAACTTTTACATCACCTTTATTAAATAAATCAACTATTATATCTGGTGTTCCGCCAACATATTTATATTTATGTTTTGAATTACCAATGCTTGATCTTTGTGTTTTTAAAACATATTTTAATATAGCACTATCACTAAACATATGCTTTCCAATACTTATTAGTTCGGAATTTTCTTCAATAGTTACATTATTCAATTGATATGTTCGTCTAAATACACTATTCGAAAGCCTCTTAACTGTATGTGGTATTATTATACTCCTTATTTTTGTATAACCAAATGCACCACTGGCTATATATCTAGTTTTTGCACTATTACCAAGTGTAAAATCCACTTTAGTAAGCGTATAGCAGCCCTGGAATGCTTCTCTTAATATAAATTTAGTATTTGACAAATTGACACTTTTGAGTGATTTACATCCAGAAAAAGTGTTTTTACTTATAATATCAACACTATCTTTTTCTATTATAACCTTATTTAAGCCTAAACAGTGATTAAATGCCCCATTTCCAATTGAGGTAAAATAATGTCCGTTATTTCTTGGTATTTTAATACTTCTTAAACTACGTACCTCGGAGAACATTCCTTTTGGTAATTGTTGGCCATTGAAATTGTTTATACCAGAACTTGCTTTTACACTATTTATTAATTCTTCAGTGGCCTCTTTAGTCTTTAAAATTGTTTTTTTCTTATCTTTATTATAAATTCCAGTGTATAACTCGTTTATCAATTCTTCTGCATTAACTATATTGTTTTTAAAATAATAGTTCACACTATGTATTTTTTTAGGTTTTACATCTTCATCTATTTTCCATTCGCTTAAATCATCATCCCAAACCTCCTGAGTCGTTTGTGGTTTCCAAGTGAAAATTTCTTCATCACCATATCCATTAATACATATTGTATTAAACGGTAAATCTGGTAATTGTAATGTATTTGTTGTGTAATTATTTCCATCGTATACATTATTTGAATACACCATCATGCCGTCAATCCATATACTTTTAATATCTTCAATTGCTGAATTATTAAATAGTTTTGTTCCTTTCAGTACGTTATTTGTTTCCAAAGTAGTTGCCGTTGTCATTAAACAGGAGCAATTTAAATTATCTGGCCATATATCTGTATTACATTCACCAAATTCACTGTATTTTTCATCATTATTACCTTCTCTAAACCAAATATATTTATTTTCATCTGAACAATAAATAAATTTCCCCTGGAACCAATCTGGTGTGCCATCCTCGGTTCCATATCCGACATCATTTCCTTCTAAGAAATAATAAGATTCTGGATCATATCCAACTACTCTTGGTTCAAATAGTTCAAATGTCAATACATCACTATCTTCTTTTCTTGGTAAAAACCATACATATTCATTTGTTTCATAATCATACTTTATGAATATCTTTATGTACATATCATTCAATAATGATTCCATATCAACAAATGTGTATATCTCACCATTATCTTTTTTAACATATTTTAAATATTCTCTAGGAAATGAAGTATTTGTTGGAGGAATTCTTTCATTATTTGTCTTAAACACAGGACATATCATTGGTACTAACTTTCCATACTTAGCATTATTAAACTCAGGCTTCATATATATTGGAGTACATGTGTTTCCGCTAACTAATTTGTCGAATAGATGTATATAAAAACCATCACTACTTAATGTGTCATCATATTTATCAGTACAAGCCATTTCAGCAGTTAATGTTTGCCCATTTAAACTAGTTATTTCAGCATCAAATACTAATTGCCCATATGTTGGCATATATTCCTCATTTTCACGCCAAATATTTAAATCTTTGACATATTTTTTTGCCAAACTATTTGTATCAAAATATATTGTTGAATAATACAATAATTTTTGTGTTTCTTTATTTGGGCTATCATAAAATGATAAGCGTAAAAATGATTTTTTCAATGCATCTTTTTGATAATAAACGTCATCATCATTAAAACCTAGGAACCCAAGAAGATCGCCATATACTCTTTTGTTTGGATATTTAAATTCTAATTTATTCAGCGTTTCTGCCAGTGTGTAATTATTCCAGTATCCATAATCTGAAGTGTCCCAATCGCCAAAATCGACATAATCTATTTGGCCATTTTCATTCTCATATAATGTAAAATCTTTTTCTCTAAAATTTAAATGGAATTTTATTTTACTAAGACGTTTCAAGTTACCATCTATTTTATCAGAATTTTCTTGAAGATACTCATCGGCTGTTATTCCTTCTGTTGGAATACTTTTAGTATAATACATTGGAACAAACTGATAGCGTTCATAATCAATAATTTTATTTATTGAGTTTTCTTTTACTTCATCAATGAAATTGTTAACCTGTTCTTCTTTCAATAAATTAGTCTCAAAATTTTCATTTATTCCAAAATCAATTTCTATATCACCACATACTTTATCTATTTTTGTTTTGTTCTGTAAATATGGACCATATGACATTTTTGAATCACGACTTCTAAGGAAACGTATATCATCACCAGAAAATTTTGTTTTATCAAAATAATCCTCAAAATTAGTTAAAAATCCATCATTTATTTCTGAAAATGGTATATATATTGAATATAGATCATCAATGCAGTCGTTTGTAACACCAATTAAACAATTGTGTAATATTTGTGTTTCACCACCAGTTGTTGTAGCAGTTAAAACAACATTCATTGTATTCATTACTCCTAGATTGTTTCTAATTGTCCCACATAGAAATAAATCATCAAATAGATATACATCGCCATCACATGATGTAATAGCCCCATCATATGTATAAGAATCGCCATTCCAAGTATATTTACGTTTTATATGCAAATAATCTCTGTTTACTGTGTATATATGTTTGTTCTTAAGTGTTAAACATAAATATTTCTCTTGTATTGATGTTGTAAATGAAGTTGGTTTGAAATATATTCCTCTATATATATTAACAACCCCAGTTTTAACACATAAGCTGCTTGTAGGGTCGAAAACCTCCGAACTTAATAATTTTGGGGGGGTTGTAGCAAAACAATATATCTTGGCTATTCTGTGTATTCCGATGAATGAAGATTTTCCAATTGTTTTAATGTTATATCCCATTCTTACATTTACTAAATTACTACAATTTGAAAAAGCATAGTCGCCTATGTTTTCAACCGTATTACCAATTTCAACTTTTGCTAAATTTACACAATTATAAAATGCATATGGTTCAATATTTATAACATCATCTGGTATTACTATTTCTGAAATGTTAAAGTTTGAGAAAGCAAAACTTCCTATATTTCTTACATTACTTCCAATACTAACAGAAACCAATGTGTTTTTATATGGGGCTAAAATTGTTTTTGTTAATGTTTCATTAGTTATTGAAACAGTATCACCATTATTTAAATAAAGAATTGTATCGTCACTAATTGCGGTGGCTCCAGTTAAATTAAAATCGTCTGGTATGCCATATATTTGATTCGAGTATCTAATCCATGTTGGCTTATAACTATCAACATCTAATACATATTCTCCAAACCCGTTAATAGTAAAAATGTTATCATCAATCACCTTTTTAACATTAACCTCCTGAAAAAAAGATATGGTCCTGCCGTCATTATTTGTAAATACAACAATATCATTATCTTTAATACAATGGTTTTCGCATGTTATCGTTATATCATCATTAATTCCAATGTTATAAGGTGTTATTTTAACATCTTTTAATTCTATGTAATTTAATTTACATTTATTTTTATTTGTCTTTATTTTTAGCATAATCGTATGTCTCCTTCTATAAAATGCTCTGCAGGTGTCACATCTTTTTCATTTCCAGCCTGTTCTAATATTTGATACTCATATGGGAAACTATCGTTATAAACTGGGTTTAAACCATAAATACCATAAGGATCTTGTCTTCTTAAGAAGAAATTAATGTTTTTATGTAAATAGTGTGCGCCATTAGTAAATACGCTGTCATATAATTCACTATCTTGTGTTATAAATTCAAAACTTTCAATATCTTTCCATCTATATATTCCACTTCCATCATCAAAATCATATGCAGTTGGAGGCATTAAACTATTTGGTTTTAAAAAAATGAAATTATCTTTATTACTATCATTAATTGTCAAGAATATACTAAAACTTATGTTTCTGAAATCATCCCCACTAACATCAGTCACTGTTGCAACTTTTTTTTCTTTTTTGCCATATTCACCAGTATAGTATACATAAAATGTATCGCCGCTTTGAAAATAGTAATTTTTATCTGTTATACCAGAGCCTCTATGTAGGCTTAAATTTGAATTAATTTCATCAAATTTAATAAATCTATGTTGACCTTCATTTACTACATCTGAAAATTCACGAATTGGTATTTTATAATGTGCTTTGTAGTAATAACCTTCAGCAGCAAGATTCATAAAATAATCATCTAAAACATTGCTTGTCTCCACGGTAAAATCACCGTCATAATCATCTTTTATTATTTCATCATGAAACATATCAGCAAATTCATAAAATGATTCTTTTTGTTGGCCTTTATTAGATGTGTGTTCTAAATTTCCCTTGAATTCTCTCTGCATTGTATTAAACCTATGATATATATCTTCAAGAACTACTTCATTAACATTCAATTCGTCTAGTTCTACAATATCACCAAGAAATTCACCTTTAATTCCACCACTTGAAAACGTTTTTGATCCTCCACTTGTTATAGTTTCTTCTAATGGAGTAACTGAATCTGGAAATCTTGGATTTATTTCTTCACTATAATCAATGTTATGTATCTTATGAACGTTATAATCATCATTCGTGGTTGGATCATATCCCCAAGGCATATCAACTCCAGATGTTACGTCGCCGAAACAATGTGAGCATTCAATATTAGTGTCTGAGTATTTCTTTTCTGCATACCATAATTTATTACCCCTATTTGCTTTTATTATTGTTAAATATATCTCATGTAATGGTCTACCAAGATTGTCTGGTATGTTTGTGACATCAACATCATCATTAAAAACAATTTGAGCCATCCTGTCACCATATATATTTGTCCCAAACCCTAATTTATTTAAAGACGAATTGAAATTATTTAAGCAACATTTATTTATTGCATCATAGTTTAAACCATTAATATTATAAATGTCGGTGTTTTTAAAATTTGGTATTCGTTTAAATTTCCTAAAATAATATTTACATGGTCTTCCTTCTGATATTCTTTGTATATAACATCTTAAATTTTTTAAATTAACGATTCTTGCATATAAATTTTGCATGGTTTTTAATCCTGAAAGTAAATCACTTTTATTGACAGTGAAATAATACATTTTATTATAACCGCCAATACCGACATTTCTTACTTTAATATTAGTCCTTATTGTATAATAAGAAGTCTTATTCGCTACTAAATGTATTTTTATGTAATCACCAGTTTTAATATTATTTCTGATACTTGTTCTTATTATAATATCTTCAAATTCAGACTTTTCACTGATTTTTAATAAATTTTCATTTATATCGCTATTTGTTAATCTATTACCATGTTTATCGCAAAAATACCCCAATAAACCATTGAGAATTGTTTGATTATTATCATCTAATAATGATACTAATTTATTCTGTTCATAATTCTCGCAAGGATAAGTTAAACAATAATCCCAGTTAAACTCATCCCTGTGTAATTTTTCATTCTTCTTTGGAATAAATGAAAATAATGTTCTATCTGGATATAAATCAATAAATTCACAAGCCTTTCTATTATTTATAACTTTGTTAATTGCTCCACTTGATCCATTATAAACAAAATTATTTATGTCAATACCAGTCTTATTTATAAAGCCAAACCAACCATCTTTTTCTATTAAATTAGTTCTTAATGACTCGTTAAATGATTTGAAAGTGTCTCTATAATATAAATGAGAATCTGGACTCTCATTCTTAGTTGCCAATCCTTTAACATTTGTTCCGTTCCATTCTCTAACTTTATCGCTGATTGTATTAAATTCAGGGCAGGCTCCACTAGCCTTTTTTGAAACAATAACAAATTCTCTGCTCCTAAACAAATGATTATTAAAAATATCTATACCACAATGATAAGTAAAATTACCACATTTACTATGAGAATAGCCAGTATCTGTTATTAGACCAGCTCTGTTTAGAATAATTTCAGGTCTTGATGAATTTTTATCTTTATATTTATAACCAACATATTTATTATTTTGAGTAGTTATCTTTTTACCGCCTCTCCCATAAAATATTGTATTATCACCTGTTTCGTCAATAATTTCTGTTATGTGGTTATATAATACATTTGTACATATTGGATTTATAGTAAATACAAAACGATATTTATTAGAAGCATCTTTTTCCTTTATATATTCTTTATATTGATCTATATTTGAATCAACTTCATTAGGCGGTAATTTTTTCTCTGTAGCATTTAATTCAATATTTAATAAAATATCAGAGTTAACCGACATTTTACTTTTGCTTTCATTTAATAATATTTCATTAGATTCGTTCATTAATTGACAACAGTTGTTATATCTTTTATTATATTATTGCAATCAACAATTGATTTGACTATTTTATTATTAACGTCAGTCATTGTTAATGTATATTTACTTCCGTCACGTCTATCAACCTCTATTATGCTATTTTTTCTATCCCATTTAAGTGGTAATATGTATTCTTCATAATCGTTACTATATACAATAACTGATTTTATTGTTGACATATTATTTGTTTCGTAATGAATAGTAAATATTTCTCCATCTTCATCAATTTCAACACGAAATGATATTTCTGGCATTTCGCTAGCAAGTTCACATTGTGCATAATATTCAGTATATAATCTATCAATTGCAGTGTTTCCATCTCTTAGTCCAAAGTAGAAATAAAAACTATTTTCATATTGAGGCATATAATAATATGAATCAACTTGTTTAAGGAAACGATTTGGTACTTCACTATAGTCTGATGTTCCGAACCTAAACGCTTTATATGAGTGAGATTGATTTTCTATTAAACCGTATCTTTTAAATATATTTTCATTCGTTTGAGTAAATAGGTTTGCTAATTCAGCATTTCTATTTTGTAAATCACCCATAAATGATACTGGTGCATATGGGTTAAATTCATATTTAATATACCCGTTTGATGGGTCATATCCAGTTGCTATCAATTTTTTACTATTTAATGTAGCAAATGTTGTTCTAATACCTGCATCTTCTATTTCTCTTTTAGCAATAATACCACTTGGACTGAGTAATTCCCAATGATTACCATTTAAATAATAATGAGATTGACTTATTTCGCCGCCCAATTCGCAAACTCTTTGTAAGTTAACACATGATTTAATATTACTTAAAGAGAATGTACAACCAATTTCTAAAAAATGACCAGCAATTTGATTTTGTATCAAAGTAGTATCATCTTCTTCATTTTCATCAAATGGATTATATCCCCAATCTATGCCAGATAACTCTGAATATGTTGTTTCATTTTCATCATCTAATTGAATTTTATCAACACTTCGTTTTTCGAATGAATAAAATGTTGTGAAATCATTTTTTTGGTCATCTTCTCGTCTACATTTTTCAATTTCTCCATTTTTTGTAGTAATTAATTCATCAATTAGGCCGTGCCAGAATAAATTATCAAAATAATTTTTAATCATTTTATTTCCATATTCTTCTAAAACCTCATAAAAATTAACTGTTATGTCATCATAATCTTCTTTAAGATTATTATCAATTAAAAAATTATCTGTCATATATTTGTTCGGATTTAAATTATAAATTTTATCTACAAATTCATTAAGTTTATCCCCATATGTAATTACACAATTATCTATTTTGTCGTATTTATAACACGTATCATAAAAACTTTCTCCTACATTATTTTTAAAACTAACACATCTATTTTCCAACACTGTAAATAATCCTTGAATATGTTCTTTAAAACATTTTAAAGATTTGTCACGTATAGATAACATTTCCATTTCTTGGGTATCAGAAACAATCTCTGCTGTAGGAGGAGGCATCCTATATGTACTTGAAGTGTAACCCTTTACTTTGGGGATACCATAGGTATTACAGTCTAGTACAGATCCTAATAGAACAATATCAGTTGAGAATAGGTTTGCTTTAACAAGATCCTTTGTTTTTTGGCCATCCACAACAATATCTCTTTCAACAAATTCACTTGGCCTTAAATAATAAGCGTATTGTCCTCTAGAGTTTTTTCTTGCTGTAACAATTCCTCTGTTTTTACCAAATATTTTTACTTGTTTTCTACCCCATCTTTTATGGCATAATTGTTTATCATCTTTACAACCAACTGGGTAAAAATTATCACCAGGTATTTGGGCCTCACTGTTATAGGCTAATGCACATTGTTGTGTTAAGTATCTATATCCAGTAAATGTATTTCCACAGTAATAAGCATTATCTTTGTTTTTCTTAATTTCAGCAAACCATCTAGGTATATAAATCATGCCATTAATCCAATCATTATAAAAATCAAATTGTATTACTTCATACTCCATTGCAAATTGAAGTTCAACACATTTAACAAAGTAATCTTCTTTGTTATATATTTTCATTTCTTCTGTTTCATCCTGATTCCCATTGATTGCAACATCGTCTGGCGTATAAGCAGTAGAAATTATTCCTTCATTAGGATTTAATTCACTGTTTTTACCATCTGCTGACTTTGGATCATATGGTATTGCTGTTCCTTTTTCCGTTTTGAATTTTCCATCTTCGTGTGGTGGTTCATATACTGGTGGATCATCATTTACCTTAAGATTAAAACTTATATCATATTCATCACCATAGACGTTTTTGTATGTATGTTCTGTTATTCCAAATTCGTTATCATTCCTTGCTCCAGGTGCAATATAATTACCTTCTAATGATGGGCACATTCCGCCATCTAAGGTTAAATAAACTAATCCATCTTCACCTCCACACTTAAATGTACATGAACCGCCTCCACAATCTCCTCCGCATGTTAGAGAGTTAATAACTGCAATAATTTTATTTAATGTTTTAACTATTAATACAAGTGATTTAAAAATTAAGCATTGGAAAACAAATAAGAATGTTAAGTTGATACGCATATTATTATATGGTATTGGATTATTTGCTCCATTTACATTAACTGATTTAAATCCAGTGAAGTTTTTGTTTTTTTGTCTATTTCCTTTTTGAAATCTTGGTACATATGATTTTACAGTATACACATCGTTCCAAAACATGTCTCTGAACGATGAGTCTTTAGTTGCACTACCAAATTCATAATCAAAATCAATATATGGTTTTTTAATTTTCTTACCTTGTTCTTCAACTTCTACTGTCTCAATTTTCGGATTATTTGGTACTAGTACTTTAACTAAATGTGCATTTTCATAATCACTTTCATAATCTGCTAGTGAAACCCTGAATCTAACACTTGTTCTTGTTGGTATTCCTCTTTCAAAATTATCTGTCGGTACTAGATTTCCATATTCATCTGTTGCCATATAATCCAAATTCATTGGTATTTGATAACACCATGTACCGTTTCCATCTATTAATTCATTACCTTGTATTGAAATTGATTCAATACTGCCAGATACGGTTTTTCGTATCATTTCAATTGTACCAGATCCAGTTGTTAGACGATCCATTTTACCCATTCTTTCATGAGGTATGCAATTTTTGCTTATAGCATTACTTTTTTCATCTGATACAATACATCCAATAAAGATACATGTAGGCTCAAATTTATAATTAACATCAATATCGTTTCTTACAATTTTAATTTGTCCCTCATTTTCTGTTTCATCTCCCCAGAATGGGAATACATATACACTTGAATCTTGTGAAATTACTTGTGTAAGATTGTCTAAATTAGTGTCTTTTTTAAATTGGCTTGCATTTTCAAATTGTTTTGCTGTATATCCTTTATAGAATAAATCGCGTGGCTTTTGCGATAAAATTCCTATATCTGATAGGTCTAAATCTGAGTGTATTATGTTATTGCCAACTGGTAAACCAAATAACATATAATCACCAGAACCATTTGTAGTAGTGGTGAACTTATAATATTTATCATATATTTCGATTACATTATCATCATCTAAAACTAAGCGTTTATTTGGAAATGTACCAACATTTTGATGACAATCGTCTAGTTTAGTATCAGTAAGTAAATTATAACGTATTTCATTTCTGTTTTTATCTCTGGTTGATGTATATGGATAAAGAAAAGAAAATACTGGGTCTGTTGTATCTATATCTTCTATCGGTATAAATGAAGATATTTTTACATTAGGAACACCAACACCACCGTTTGCTAATACACGACCAACAATACAACCATAATGTGCTGTATGATATTTGTATAAGTTTTCAGTACCAATTTTAAGGCTTAATAGTTCGAATTCGTCATAGTCCTGTAGTAAATTGACATTTATATTCATTTCTCCATTGTATTCAGAACCGACATTTGTTTTTATTCTATATGATTTGTTGTTTTCAGACATATCAATTTTTTAAAATTCCGAATTTTTTTATTAAATCTATATCATTTATGTGTATTTTACTTTCCTCTCGCCAGAACAATAATAGGAGGACATATATTATTAAAAATGGAAATGCTATTAATGCTAGTGTGTATGCAGTTATATTTCCAGCGTAATATTTGAAATAATCAAATGCCTTTGGTTTATCTGGTAGTTGTGATTTGTCACTATATGCTTTATATAGTTCATCTATTTGTTTTTGTGTCTCGCAATTACAAGCCATTAATTTATCGTCCTTTTTCCTAATTTATTTTCTAATTTTTCAAAATATTTGTTTTTATGAATAAATTTAAAATACCAATCAAAATATTTCCACAACCATAATTTAAACTTAGTTAATGCGCGTATTCTCCTTATTTTTCTTATTGTAACTTTCTTTTTTGTATTTGGCTCATATGTCACAATATATATAATAAAACAAGCAATAGCCACAATTATATTTGTTGTAAAATAAAGTATACGTCTAATTAGATGTATAAAAAAATTCATTACTCTATTTAAAAAAGTTTTCATATTATCTAAGTTTTACTCTTAATTTGATATCTTGTTCTGGATATTTAATTTCGAACATTTCATCTGAATCACTAACTAGTGTATAATCTGAATCATCTAAAGCAATCTCATCTCTATCTGCCTCTTCTGGATGATTATCGCCATATTGTGGTATAATTTCTTGCGTGCATCTTACTTGAGAGTAATTTTCTCCATGTTCATTATATATTTTTAAATCTATAATATTTAATACACCATCGACTTTTAATATTTCTTTTTCTATATCTGATACATATATATCTTCACCAAGTTCGTGATTATTAATATCCATATAATCTTTTATGGTGTTTATCACTGTTTTCATAACATCGCTGGCATTATAATTTTTGTCAACGTATATTTCAACTTCAAATGATATGTTAATTATTCTACCACTTTTAATTTCAATAAAATCGTTAATACTCCTATACATTGATAGATAATTCTCAATATTTTTTAATAGTTGTGTCGGAATTTCACTACTTAATTTTCTATCACTATCAATACCTAATAAATAAATCATTACTTTGTTATTTTCCTCTATTGCACCAATTCTAAATGGACAACCATATCTTGGAGGCATTAACATTATTCTGTTTATATAATCTTTCAAAGTAACACATCTTTCTTGGGAAGAATTATTATACTTAATCATGTTCTTAATTTCTTCAATTGTTGGCGCATCTTTTCCAGATACTGAAGGCGTTGTATTTTCACATTTTAAAGTGTCTCTAACAGAAGCAATAATTTTAGTATCTAACGATGTTGATATACATTTACCAACTTCCATGTTTAAATATGCAATAGTGTTTATTCTTCCCTTTGGAACATTTGATGCTGCTCCACCTCCAACTCTATATTGTACAAACATCGTCCATCCTGCTTTTGGAAGTCTGCCTAAAAAATTATTACGTATCATTCTCGTAATTTGATACTTTGAAAAGTCCCCAGCATCATTATATGATACTTGCTGGCCAGCAGATTCTCCACTACCAAAAATTATTTTAAGATAACCATTGTCGGTATACTCTGTTATAAATTTCTGTGTTAATGGAACCCATTCTCCCTTTGTAACTGAAGCGGTTGGAACAGTTGCATTATTTATTTGATCATAATAACCATATGTGTAGGATACAGACCTTCCTATATTTTGATTCCCTTCTCTAGTTGTACTAATGTCATCACCCCATCTATATTGTTCGGTTAATGCATTTACCTCAAAATAACGATATGTATCAACTTTTGATGGTGATTCACTCGCTGGAACATATTCATTTTGATTCATGAATTCAGCAATTGAAGGATCAGAATTATAACTTACACCATCTTTAAATATGATACTTTCCACATTCATTACATCATTATCTGGTATTATTATCTCCATAAATGGTCTGATATCATCGCCTGTTATGACTTGCTTATATATTCTTGTTTCTCCAGCCTGCACTGTTGTTAGTTTTTCGACTTTATATGATTTTATTTTACCATTTGAATCTGTCTGTGGTATTATACTTCTATTTAGTACACCATTTTCATCAAAGGCTTCATTAAAATCTATATCACTCATTACTTCAAAAAATTGAGAGCCAGAAGATAATTTTGTACCCTTTTTAATAACTGGGGCATATGCCCAGTTTGGAACACCTAAAGTTGATGATGGATTCTCTATATCTGTGGCAACTGGTAAAATACAAGAAAATTTTTCCTCGGCAATTGATGCCTTTGGTCCTGGAACCTTAAAACCATTTGTTCTTGCAATGTTCATGATTGATGAGCGTTGTGTTGCTGAATCAATATTAGTTTCATTATAAACACGATCTGTGTGATAAGACAAATTATCGCCTATAACTGCGGCTAAATCTATCAACCAACTACCAATTGTTGCATCATCAAAACTATCTGATAACTGTGGATAATATGTCTTTACATAATTTAATAGTGATACTCTATAATCTTCAAATGTCCTATCTATATATGAAATTTTTTTATCTGACATAATTTACTTTATAATTTAATTATAACTTTATTATTATCTTCGACCAATCCTGCTTTCACACTATAGTCTAAATCAAGTAAAATAGTGTTGTCATTTCCATTTTCACGTAAAATCTTAATATTATTTATTATTACGCGTGGAACATATTTTGAAACGCTTGAAACAACCTCACTCCTAACCCTAGGCCATTCTTTTTCATCATTCATTTCAAAAATGTATTTTACTAAGTCAGTGCCAAATTCAGGCATTCTTAAACGTCCACCCTTTGGAGTTAATATTACATGTAAAATTTCACTAAGAACCTTATCGTCTAGTGTCTCATTTAAATCAATAAAAAACCCATCTGTATTATTTGAAGTAAATGGGAATTTTATATCGAAGTATTGTTTTATTTGACCCATGTTTTTGAATTTTTGTCTAATATATAAATATAAATTAAACTATGTTTTTACTATTTAAACATATAGAATATATATAAAAAAACAAGAGATAGATAAACTATCCCCTGTTAAATATTCCAAAAAGGTGTTTTTTGATAATTTATTTTTTATGATTATTAGAAACCACTTTATCTATTAAACCTAGTTTTCCGTATTCAATAGCCTCCTTAGCAGTCAACCAATGGTCTCTATCTGCATCAATTGTAATTTTGCCAATTGTTTGTCCAGTATGTTCTGAAATTATTTGATATATTTCATTTTTAAGTTTCAAAATTTCTCTTGAATAGATTTCAATGTCAGATGCTTGTCCAAAACCAGTATTACCAAGTGGCTGGTGAAGTAGTACTCTACTATGCGGAAGAGCATAACGTTGCCCATTTTCGCCAGCACAAAGCAAAACGCTTGCCATACTTGCTGCTAATCCTGTGCACATAGTTGAAATCGGACAAGATACATATTGCATAGTGTCATAAATAGCCAATCCATCATAAATGCTACCGCCAGGACTATTAATATACATTGTGATTTGCGCTTTTGGATCTTGCATTTCCAAATAAAGTAACTGAGACGTAAGGATATTTGCAACATCACTATCCACCTCACTTCCTAGATACAATATTCGTTCCATAAACAAACGTGAAAATACGTCCATCTGTGTAATATTAAGTTGGCGCTCCTCCAAGATTGATGGATTAATATATGTACCACTCATCTTTGCATAGTTATCAATAGAAGTGGTTGAAATACCTTTGTCCGAAGCAAAAAGTTTAAAATCCTTTTTAATTTTATCTTCCATAAAATTCTTTAATTAATTTTTTCTGTTTTTCTGTAATTTTATTTATTTTTTTGTAAATAATCTCAACAAATAAATCACCTACAACATTTCCATATTGTATATTTTTAATTCCTTTCCCTGCCACCCTAAACACTTTACCGTATTCAGTTAACTCTGGTATCTTAATCTTAATTGTATGACCATCAAGAGTCTTTATTTCTTTCTCACATCCACACAATGCTTCATCAAGATCTAATTCTAAATTCATTGTTAGATTATTACCTTCTACCTTAAAAGTATCATTCTTTATTGCATAGAAAACAATAATTAGATCACCACTAATACCGTCTCTAGACCTTGACTCACATCCTCTCCCAACTAACCTTACTGTTGCACCGTCAAATACTCCTTGCGGAATTTCAATATCAATAGTTTCGGTTTTTGTCTCCATTCCTGAACCACTGCAGTATGTACACATTTTTGTCGTGTTAGATAAGTCTCTGCCAGTTCCGCCACAATATGGACACACTGTTATATTTTGAAATGTTGTATTTCCGCTATGTGATGTTTGAACTATTCTACCTGTTCCGTTGCAATGTGAACATTTATGATCTTTTCCATCACTAAAACCTGTTCCACTACAATGTGAACAAGGCACTTGTTTTTGGTATCTAATTGTTTTTTTACCACCATTAATCGTGTCTTGTAATGTAAATCCAACACTTATTTTTAAATCTTCGCCTCGTTCAACTTGTTTTCTTTTACCTCTATTAAAGAAACTAAATCCAGCAGAAAATGGATCAAAATCATCAGTAAAAGGATTAAAACCGCCCATTTGAGAAAAATCATATGCAGAGAAATCAAATCCAGACATATCACCCATATCATAACGCTCACGCTTTTGGGGATCTGACAAAACCATATTGGCCTCGTTTATTTGTTTAAATTTCTCTTCGGCATTTTTTTTCTCCTGTTCTGTCCCGTTAACCCATTTGTCAGGGTGAAATTGGACGGCTAACCTCTTGAATTTCTTTTTTACTACGTCAGCAAATGCATCACCAGTGAGTTTTTTTTCCTCATCAGTGATGCCAAGTACTTCGTAATAATCAACTTTTTTATCAGTCATTTTTCTTAAATATAATTAGAATGGAAGATCAGAATTATCTTCTTCACTAGAAGTTGCTGTTGTTACTATTGGTTCTGGAACTGCTTCTTCTTTCTTTTTATTCTTCGATGCATACATCGAAACATTTGAGCCTGTTGTTGTTTCTTGTGCAGATGTGCTAGTTTCATTTGTCTTTGTTTCTATTGTGTCCGACTTTGAAGATGATGTAAAATCAATAAACGCATTACTAACACGTAAACGGTTGTGTATTGTTCCGTCCTTGCCTGTTTCTTCCTTTGGTCGTAGTGTGCCAGTTATAAACACTAAAGAGCCTTTTTTGTAATATTGTACTAGTTTCTCATTAAAATTAAATGATGTTACATCATACCAAATTGTATTTTTTTCTTTGCCTTCAAATTGGGTTTCTGCAACAGTCATTACTAGCATTTTTCCGCCGCTTGTTTCTTTTATTTCCGCGTCTTTTCCGAGGCGCCCCTCAATCAAGATTTTATTCATTTTTTTTAAAAATTATATGATTAAACATTAGTTTCTTGTGTAAATATACAATTATTTTCTGAAACACTCATAAATTGAAATTAAAGTATTTTCTGGTAAATTTTTAATATAATTATTATAAAAATTTGATACCCAATCAATTTGAGACATATTATCCTCCAGTTCTCTCCAGCCATTTTTTTGATCAAGTACAGCATAACCCCAAAATGCTGTTGAATTGATCACATATTTTTCTTTTGTTTCAAAAAACTCAAAATATGCAGTTCTATTTCTCATATTTTCGTATATAATTTTTTCCTCTTCATTCTTTGGATCACTACCTTCCATAATCATTTCCCACGTTCGTTCATATATCTCTTTATTTGCAAGATGTATTCTATCCCAATCAATATCTTTTTTTCTTGCTGAAAACACCTCTAACCCATCTTTTGTTAGTAATGGCATAGATAAATTCTTTCCAAGACGACATATGTCATATCGCCCTTTTGGGTTTTTATTAGATATTAAATCTCCAGTTTCTGGTTCGAGGTCTTGCCCATCAGTTAGTTCAAGATAAAAGTCAATATCATCCATTGATTTATAATAACTAATAGCATTGTTAATTGACTCCCTCTCTGATTCGGTTAGTTTTTTGCTTTTTAATAACGATTCGTAAAAGTTTATGTATTGATCGTGGTATTCTTTTGCTCTTGCAAACTCATAAACTTTATAAGGTTCAACTATTATATTATTATCATAAGGCTGAACTAATTCTTCTGGATCTTCACCAATTACTATTAATGTGAAATGTCTATTATTTTCCATATCACCAACAAAATATTACAGTTGCCCAAGAAATGGACATTATTATTACTAATAACGTTTTAAGAATTCCTCTTCGTTCATCATTTTTTAAATCCCCATTATTTTTCTGATATGGATTAACTTTTGCATTAATATTTTCAGTATATAACACATTTATCCATAATAATGTTGATAGTAAAGAGACTATTAAACAAAAATACATATAAAAGTATATTAATTCGTTATATTATAATTTAAACAATTTTCTTTAGGTATACTTTGAAGTTTACATTTTTTCCCATCCATATATTTAACATCTTTATATAGATACCCAAGAATATATGGATATTCCTCAATCCTAGATCTACTATTTTTAGCAGATAATATTGTACGGATATTTAATGACATATATACCTCACATTTATATTCAGAACGTCCAATAAAAATCATTATTCCAGCAAATTTTTTAATGATTGAGATAAATTCGTCGTAAGTATATTTATGCTGTGGAAAATGTTCCCACATGTATTCCTTATTCTTATTGTATAAAACAGTTATTGAGTCATAAAATTCTTTACGAACTTCCTGAATCATTATTTCTTCATTAAAATTAGGGTCTTTAGACAATGACTCAATAAACACACCTTGCGCATTTATAAAATCAACTTCATCTAGTGTAATTTTATGTTTATCGCTATTTGGCGAATAATTCACGTAGTAAAACTCGTGACCGCTGTCGGACACATATAGACAAATGTTACTAGAATAACAATTTGCAAAATTTAAAAGAAAAACTAAAATAAAATAACAAATTTTTTTCATATTTTTATAAATTAATTTTTTTTTACAGATAAATATACTAAGAAGTTTATTTTTTTATTTATTCGTCGCAAAATTAGTACTTTTATTTCAAATATACAAATTTTAAAGCAAAAAAATGTATATTTATTACAAAATAAATTATTTATGGCTATTTTTGAGGACGAAAACGGAAAACGGACATATTATTATTATAAAAAGAAAGTAGGAAGGCCAAAAAAACGCGGTCCAAAGAAAAAACGCAAAAAAAGAGGATCTAATCATCAAGAATCATGGGATTATAAAATTGTAAAATGTATTTTTAGGAAACAAGATTCTGTTATCGGCATTTTTCACAATTTAGATGAAGTAGAAGTAGCAAAAAAATACCTTTTAGATGAAAATAGTAAAGTTATATTTAAAAAACGCAATACAATACTTCTTTCAACTAAAAAAAACGAAGAATATCTAAGTGAATATGTAGTTCTTGAAAGGGTAAAAGGCGAAATATTGGATAACACAACAAAATTAAGAAACAGTTTTGGTAAATTGGTTGAGCACACAACAACAAATGAAAAATGGCGTATAATTGATAAATTTCCATGTGAAAAAGAAGAAACTTTTTGGATGTATGGATATAACCCTAGATATGATAGAAAAACTTTTTCATGGATAGAAGAAAAATATATTGAAGAACCTATTAATAATAATATTTTTTTAATAATTAGAGTTGCAGTACTCAATAATAAAGTTATTTTTAGATATGAATCAGAAAATATAGAATTTGTTATATGTAAAAATGTAAGTGATGCAATAAGATTTTATAACTTACTACTTAAAAAATATGAAAAAAATAAAAAAGTTATTTTCACTGGAAGAATTATTATCAGAAGTAGCATTGGCAATAAAATCATTAACATTATACAAAATAAAACTGGATGGGATAGAAGAAAAATAATAAAAAATAATACACAATAGGAGGTAAAAATTACCTCCTATTATTTTTCTCAATCAGACCTTTCCAAAATAAACTAGTAATATCACATCTACCTCCATCTACTAAACGATATAGTCTCTGATTTGTTGTTGGTTTGTCTATCGGACCAAACTTTTCGTCATAATGGCCTATCTTTAGGTAGTCTAAATTACCTTGAAATACTGTTTCATCAAATTCATCAGAACCAGTGTATAATCCTGTTTCTAAAAATGGGTATATTTCCTTTAATAGTTTAAGAATTTCGGTGAGACGTTGAATGTCTCGTCCTTCCCCCATGAAACATATACAATTTATACCACTATTTTCTTTTAAAATCCTAAATAACTCGTCGTTAGTAAGTTCTGTACCAATGTTTTTCCTTAGTTCTGGTGAGTGACACCCAATACAGTGATTTGGACAGTTTGAAATATTAACGGCTAAAGTTACTTTGTTTGGTATCTCTCGAAATACAATCTCATAATCGGTATATTTTAACATAATTAATCATCTTTCTTTTTATATCCATGTATTTTAAATAAATGACAATCTTTACAATAAGTTATTAAGTTGTCAATTGAATTCATTCGTTTATCATTAGTAGCAATTTCGTATAATTCATCTGCATTTTCAACTGGATTTAAATTGGAATTTTCATTTAAAATGTCTTCAAATATTTCTTTAAAAGGAATAATATGATGAACGTGTAAATGTTTTTTACTTCCGCACATCTGACACTTATAGCCATCTCTTTTCATCACGTCTCTTGCTTGCCACTTCTTGAAATATTCACGTAGTCTTGCGTATAGCGGCGTCCTTCCATCTTTATAATTACCAGCATCGTTGCCTGTAAATAAACCTTTTTTTGCTTCGGAATTACCTCTTATTGGTATACCTAATTTTTTTAGCGTTGCATCTACCGTGCTTGGATCTACGCGTAATAACCTTCCAATATCATTTTTTGTCATTTTATTGCTAACATATAGATCGTACATTAATTCATATGAATCAAGTTCGTTTGGCTTTTCCTTTTTGTTGTAAGCAAATTGAGATTCGCTAAGCGTTCTTCTATCTATGCCGCAATGCTTCAGGTGAGTTAATACAAAAGAATGTGAAACGCCCAACATGCCACCAATTTCTGTTGTAGATTTTCCGTTTTTGTATAGTTCAATAATTTCTTCGTCTTTATTTGATTTATATAAATCTCTTGACATCATTTTGTTTTTTTCTCGTGTTAAGCCTAACTCTTTAATTCTTCTATCTATGGCGTGTGTACATACACCTAACTCTTTGGCAATTTGTCTTAATGGCGTATAACTATTAAAAAGTGAAATTAATTTGTCATCGTCATTTATTGTTTGTTTAAGAGGGCTTTCAAAATGATATTCTTTTTCTTTATAATTACCTGTCGGACGAACAGAAATTCCAAAACTTCTTAATCTCCTTACAATAGTATGTGGAGAACATTCACATATTTTAGCGATTTCTCTTGTTGTTTTTAACTGTTTTTCGTATAGATCAAACAATTCTTCTTTCGTTAATTCTTTCATTTTTTTTTAGTTTTTATTATAAATACTTTTTAAATCAAGAAAAAGAAGATTGAAAAATGCAATGATAGTATTTTTTTAAAATTTTTCATTAAAAACACGCTTTGAAGCCTCAATTTGCCTTGGCTCACTAAAATTTTTTATGCGCTTAAGATATCCAATTATTCTTGTTAAGTAATCAATATTTGTGCTACCACATTTTGGGCATTTATCTAGAGTATTTTTACTAACAAACCCACAGTCGTTACAAACACTTGTTTTTATGTTAAAAGTAAAATAAGATGTCCCATTCTTTGCTGCAAAATTCAACAAATAGCGGTACTGTTCTTTTGATAAATGTTCATTAAGATTCTGATGTAATGCCATCCCTCCGTCACATTTAGACGAAAACCTTTTTCCGTGTAAAACAAATTTATCTAATACACTAATTTCATCATCTTCTGGATTGTAAAAGTAAGAACTGTACATATTATGCTTCTGTGATACATAGTATCCATCGTTTTTATCCCAAGTATAGTGTTTATATGAAACATTCTCACCTGGTATAAACTCTGTATTGTACATACAATCCCTCGTTTTATCTTTTCTGTTACAAATATTTATAGTTTCTAAAATCATATTTGCAAAATCTTCATATTCTTTATTTGGTGTAATATCAATACCCATAAATTCAGCGGCATCAGTTAGACCATTTACACCTACAGTTAAATATTGTTTTCGCATATCAATAAATCCTGCGGAATAAACCGTTAACATATTTGCATTATAGAAATCTTTTACGATGGCATTAAATGATGCTAGATATTTATGAACCCTCTCAGTAACCTCCATAATATAATTACTTATATATTCATATAATTTTTCCTTATCTACACCATCAAGCAATTTTTCACCTCTTGTGTATGAAATATTATTATCAGCATAAAATTTAAATGTTGCGTCTTGTACTGCCCTATTTAAATCAATAGTCATTACGCATTTTGAGCCAGTTGCGACCGACGCAGTTCCCATTGAGAATTGATGAGTTGTATGGTTGTATTCATCGTCTAACTTATTGTCTTTCAGTGAATTGCGCAATCTACAACAACTTGATAGTGAGTCTGGACTATCACTTAAATAACAGAAAAACGAATGACCCTCTGACCACATTTCGGCTGTAAAATCAGCATATTCTTTATCTACAAAATCATCTACCCCATTTGTTAGCATTGCCATTGTTTCTACTGGGAATGTTAAATCTGGATATGTAATTCTTTCTTTATTAAACCATTTCATAAATCTTTTTTGGAGCCAAGATAATGTTTCCCATATTGGCTTTGTACCATCTGGAAAAACAAAATCACCAAACACTCCATTAAAATATGGTTTATCAAAATAACCAACATTCCAGAAAACGGTTTGATATCCACGATTACCAGCGGGCATATTCATTGAATGTACTACCTGCTGAAATGCATTATCAATTACTCTTCCTAATGTTCTTTGTTTTCTATTATTTTCTACCACTTCATCTATTCTTGATATATAATTATCACCATAGTCTTGTCTTATGAAATAATCCATGTAAAGTAAAAATTCAGGTGTTGCTACGGCGCCCATAAATTGTGACGAAATGGAATATACTAAATTAATAAATTCACCACAAAATGATTTTAAATCTGTTGGTGCTTTGGATGGTCCGCCAAGTTTTGTTAAACCATCAACTAAAAATGGATACATTGTAATTGCTACGCAGTATGGAAATCCAGGTGTTCCACTTTCGTCATGTCGGTAAATAATATGTTTTTCTAAATCGTAGATATATTGATCGGCAAGTTTTTTTGAATAGAGGGCTTTAATCTTATCGTGCATTATATAACGATTTTGCTGTATATTTTCACCTTTGTGTATTTCTTGTCCTAATGTTACAATATTTTTATTTGAAACATTTGCATTGGCATCAAATTTCGAACCAGTAGCAGCATTAGAGGCTAATATATAGTTTTTAATAAAATCATTATTTTTCTTAAAAACACGATTATTATTTGATTTATCAATATATGTTCGTGCAACTTTTTTATTAATAGACATTAATGCTTCTGATATTTGTCTATCGATTTCGTTTGTAGTAATACCATCGTAAATATATAAATTTTGACAGATACTACTAACAAAAAAATCATTATACTCTTCGCCTACATTTTCATAGGCATTAATTACGGCGCTTTTTACTTTCTCACAAGAAAATTCCTCGTAACTTCCATCACTTTTTCTTACATTCATAAATCGTCATTTTTTATATTTTTCTTATTTCTCTCTCACATAAGTTAAATAGTTTTCCATAACTAATTTAGTTAATTATTTTAGTTCTAAAAATTTTACTTTTTTCATAACCACTTTATTTATCATGGGTTATGGATTGTATTTTTTTCACTTTTTTTCTAAACTAAAATATAGGGATACCAAATTTCCATCAATAAGATAATAAGCATCCATATTTGTTAAAACTATTCCCTCAAATTTACCAGTAACAGTTTTTTCTATCTTACGCCATGTCACTGAAATATTTGATCCTATATTGTTTAAGAGAAACTCTATATCATCTTTTATTTTATTATACCACTCATCTCCAATCATTAGTCTTAAATAAGAATTAATTGAGTTATTAAGAGTATTCGAGCCAGTAATAATAAATGCAACCCAATCCTTATACTCCCAATACGAGACAAAGCGCCTCCCATTAATATGGTTAATGCGCTTTATCATGTTCCTTTTATAAAATTTTCTTTTTATTTTAAGAAATTCTCTGTATGTATTTGCAATTTTCATTTCTTAATTGCTTGTCTAGCCTCCTGGATCATATTTACACGCTGTCTACCCTCAACCTCTTGTACATGCTCATTATATCCAAGGACATCATCAAACTCAATAACATTCTCGGTGTTAATTGTACATGTTCCGTTGTCAAAAAATACACCATTTAATGTCAGACCTGCCTCGCCAGTTCTGTTTTTTAATATAGCTAAAGTTGCGCGTTTATTTCTTACGTCGTCAACTGATCGAGTGATACTAAGTACTACCTGTGCAATTTGATTCTTCCTGATTGAACCTCCAACCTTATCATTTGTAACGAGTTCGGCACTAATACTCTCTCTGTTACCCTGTGTTGGGATCCACAATGCCACATCGAGTTCCTTTGCCATGTTCTCGAACTTACGCATTGTTCGTCCTTCTCTTTCGGTAACATCACTTCTTGAATATCCTGCTTCACATTCGATACACTCAAAGTAATCGATTATTACAACATCTGGCTTAAATCCTTCATTTATTTTCTTCTTAATTTTTTCCTTAATACTGGTTGCCGTCTCCTCTCCAGTATATAGGTTCATGATCTTGATATTACTATCAATTAAATTAAAATCAGCCGAATTGCGAAGAATTTGTTTAACACTTTCAGTTGTACTTTCACTCTCGTTAAGATTTCTAGCCTCTACCTTCGTTACATTTGCAATGTATTTTCTATGAAGGTCTCTTGGCATATCCTCAAAACAAATTTGAAGTACCTTATATCCTTCGAAATCATTTTGCTTGCATAGTGTCCTTGCTGCGTTTGCTGCTAAGCAAGTAGTCATTGATGTATTGTGAGTTACAATATAATCTTTTGTTAAAAATAACTCATCTTCAGCATCTACTTTTATACAAATTGCTTGTGATTTTCCAATATATTTCGCTGATTCAAAATATCGTTCATTTTTCTTCATTTCACGATATTTTACACGTTCTTGTTTTCTTTTTAATCTATATAATGGTATGTTTTTATCACATAAACTAATTGAAACATTATATGAGATACCGCAATCAACAACCTTATTATATTTTCTATTAAAATATCGGCTTTTTTTAGTTGAAATACTTGCAAAACCACCCAAAGATAACACTATTTCCCTTATATTTTCTGCTAATTTTTTAGACTTAGTTGTAAAAACAGAAGTTCCTCTTTTACCACAATAACCATCTGAATCCATTAATCCATTTAATATAGCAATTCTATCTTCAATATTGCTATATAAATAATCACTTGGTATAAATTTATTATCAGATTTGGAATTATTTATATTATAATATTTACAAAGAGTGTCTTTAAAATCCTTATGAAAATTTAAACTGGTTGCACGGTCTTTATGTTTACGTACCACGAATTTAAAGCCACAATTATTCAAATTATTAATTGTATCACTCTCATCTAAATCTCCAACAGTTATTGTGCCTCTTGAAAAACACCCATCACCAATAAAATATCCAAGCAAATATGGGTCTATTAATAATTTTCGTTTGTTATATTCAACTGGCAAACATATTGGTATTCTGAAGTTATGCTCATTATGATGTTTTTCTGAACGGAAACCAACTTTCATTAAATCATCTAATGTTTTTATTGTATTAAATGTGTAATCAATGTAATGTTTCCGAATTCCTTTACTCATTTTCTTTTTATGTCTTTGTTCCCATGTGTTAACCGTCCATAAATGCTCTTTATCACATCTACAAGATGTACCATCACTAAAAGTTACTTCGTATATATCACGTTCTCCTTGTGGAAAGACACCAGTAACCATAGTTCTTCTTCCGTTTGACCCAATAACATAATCACCTACTTTAATGTTCCTAATTTCAGTAAATCCATCTGGTGTAACAACTAATTCGTCCTCTGGAAGTGCTTTACCGCAACCCATCGGACAAATAATAAGGCCAACCTTACCCTTGTCTATACCTCCACCAAGCGAAGCGTCTAATTTCTCAATACCAGTTGGAATGGTTACCACACTCTCTGGGGAAAGGTCTTCGTCGATAGATTGGAATGGGGTAGTTGTGTTATCATTCTTTCTTCCAACGGCCAATGCTCCTTCTAATAACTGTTTACATTCCTCATACTTACTAATATCACCGCCACTGGCCATTGATTTAATTTGGTTGGAAACTTTGATTAAATTTTGTTGGAAAAAAAACTTCTCAGCCAAATCCTCAATTTCTTTATACCCTTCAGTTGTTGTTTTCTTAATCTTATCCAGCGTTTCAGTATAGTATTGTATTTCGTCTTCAACTGTAATTTTTTGGCGAAGCAAAATCTCTATCATTTCGTAAGAAGGAACACTTTCCTGCCTATTATAGTAGTCTTTCATAACACCAACGATAGTTCTTAAATAGGTTTCAGTGAACATATTTTGCTCCACAACACTATTTAAGTCTCTGAAAAAACCGCCATCTTCAATAAACGCTTTTATGAGCCTATACTGAAATTCAACACCAAGATATTCTAAATTACTTTTATCTATCTTACTCATTATATTCTACTGTATTATGTTAAAACAAGGCCTCTTTTAGAGGCCATTATTTGATTAATAAAGTGTTTTCATGTACTTCTCTGTTTTCTTTCTCAACTTTTGCTCCATGGAATAAGTATATCTATACCAATCTTCTCTTGTGTTTAGATTATATGTTTTGTCGCCATAATTAATTTTTGTCGTATAATCATTATCATCTTCATAACTACAGCAAACACATAACTCTTTAACAATTTGAGGAATAAGGTCTGGTTGCCCTTCTATCATTATCTTAATTAAAGCAGATTCAAACGGAGAAAAATTTGATCCGTTATCATACTTATTTTTTGAATTAGATAAATCAATATTAGTTCTAACAAAACGAGGATAAACATTACCATCCCAAGTTTCTGAAATGACTTCTCTTCCGTTATCTAAAAATGCTAATTTTAAAATACATGGTGTATCATTATTAATGCCTCCTACATACTCACTCTTATTAAAATATCCTTCATAATGGTTAATAGCACTTCCATTCCAAAGGTAAGTATCATCTGAATTTCTTAAAACAATGAATGTTTGTTCGTTTTTATTGAGTTTCCACTGTGAGTTAAACATTTCCTCTTCGTCATCAAAAACCTGTGGTGATGTATACCATAAGAAGATATTTGACTTTTTAGTTAAATCATTTTTAATTAAAGCAACGCACTCCCTAAATGTTTCTGTTAACTCTTCTGAATTTAGAGATTTGATTTTAAAACCATTAATTCTGAAATATCGTTGGCAAATGATGTTACCATTAACAGTAAATACAAACTCAAAACGTTCTTTCTTGACTTGTTGTTGATTTTCTGTTTGATTATTTTTTTCTAACATTTCTTTTTATAAATAATTTAAGTGTTAAACAATATATTTAATTAATTTCTGCACGAACTAAATATACAAATAATTAATTATTTGTAAATCTCTTTTTTTCTTTTTCTTCTAATTTTTTAAATGGCCTGAAGAAACTCGAAAATTGAGTATCCGAACGAAGGTCTTCTATGTTTTGATCAAGAATAATTCTATACAAGTTTTTTATTGATCTTCCTTCTGGGTCCATTGGAGCATACATCATAGCATCCATAGATTCTTTTGCTTCTTCTGATAATAGTGGATGATGTAAATTTATAATTTTATCATTAATCTCATAAAAATCTCCGTCATATTCTTTGTTGGATACACCATTAACTATATTCTCGTGAAGTACATATGGTTTTTTCTTTTGGCTAATCCTTTCGTTGATTAATTCTCTAGCCCTATATTTTACCTCTTCAATGGTAACCTTCCTGGTTTTGATTTCTGGCATCATTTCCATCAAGCCAGTTTCCGATAAACCTTTTATATTTGATATGTTATCACTTACATCACCACAGAATATCTTTTTAAGAAGCGTATTCTCGTAGTGATACCCAAAATGAGATTTGAAATTCTTTGGTGTTATATATTCTTTTATATTAAGGTTATAGATTGCAATGTCATCTGCTATTAATTGAGAAAGGTCCATATCTCCAGATACTATTATTATTTTCTCGTTTTCTTTCTTATGTAAACAATAATAAGCAATCATATCATCGCCTTCAGTTATTTCGTCGATATTCCATCTTATATAAAGTTCATTGAATATTTCACATAAAATATCTCTACAACGAATAAAATTTTCGTCAATTATCTTTTCTATTCCAGTTTTTTCCTTTTTAGGCTTGTTTTTATTAAATATTGCATTTTGCATAGCCCTAAGGTTAGCATTAAAACTTTTAGCGTATTCAGATTGTCCGTAATCTGAATAATTTTTATCTCTATTTGATTTGTAATATTTATACAAATTCCACCTTAGCCAACCACTATATTCATCATCAAAAAATACATAAACATATTCGAACTCACCTTTTTCAAGTTGAATTCTTAATTGTAGAAGAAATTGTTTAATTGGGCCAACAATAATTCCATCACTATTTATCGTTTGATCAGCAAAACACTTAAATAGTAAACTATTACCATCGACCAACAATGTTCTAAATGGAGGTTCTTTGATCAAATCAGAGTGAACCTCTTGTATCTTTTTTCTAATCGGTTGCCCCATTACTTTTGATTATCTTTATCTAATGCGCCAATTATTGGATATGGTTTGTCTATTGAATCATCTGAAATTGTTAGTCCAGTAAATAAGTACCACCAGGCCATTTCCTTTTCTGCCGCTTTCTTTGTAATTCTTAATCTTTTCCTGATGAGGTCAACACCTTTCTTACGAAACTCTGTTGCTTCGTCACTAGTAAACGAATAATAAAGGTACCAGTCCTTACCATCAATTAGCCAACGCTTATCTTCATCTAAATGTGAAATAATATCATCATAAGTAACACCGAACTTTTCCAACATTAAATTAATTAGTTCTTTGTTTAACTCATGCACCTTTTCATTATGTGTAAGTCTTTTCATAACATTTCTAAAATCTATAATGTAATATAAA